GATTCTACCATCATTCAGAAAAATATTCAAGTGCCCTGTGCTACCATTCTCCATGTAGAATGCCATCCACACATGATGCCCTTCATCCATCACCTCATAATGATATGCTTTGATGTTATCAAGTAGAAACTCATCGGGGTTGTAGAGTTCTTTATCCATTATACTAAACTCCTCAATACTTTACGAAGAAACTGAATAGAACCATAAAACTCTTCTCCATCTTACCCACCAATCACAATCCAATCAATCTCTTCTAGTGCTAGTTGAATCTTTTGTTCTTTAGTGAGGTCTTCAAAGTCTCTTTCAGCAAACTCCTTTCTTTCAATCGCAGCAAGATGTTGAAATGCTTCTTTGTTTTCCTCCATAATGTTCTTAGCAATATCTAGAACTTTGTTTTCTTTTTCTCTTCGTGCTGCTTCTTCAAGCATTTCCTCGTGTGTCATGTACCACCTCAAAACATACTGAATTAAACTTTTGTTTTAACACCCCTCGCAACTCAATCTTGGTGTGTTGTGAATGCACATAAACGTGCTCGACATAATACTTGTCGCCTACAATCAATAACCCATTTGGATCATCATTCCCGCCCCATCTAACCTGCTCTGGTGAGCATCCGATAAACTTTACAGTGTCTCCTGCTCTGATTCTATCCATCTTTGCCCACCCTAGATTAGGCCACGTATCTCTATATATTTGGTTGAGACGCTCGTTGCCGTAATCAATCACTGCTATGTTGGGATTCGCTTACATATGTGCGTGGATGATATTTAAGATACTCAAAGAACGTGAGTTTCATCTCTTTTTGTGTCATACCACAATGTTTTGCAGCAGCAGGTAGAGTCATAGTGCAATTAAATAACCCCTCGTTTGCCTCTTTGACATTCTCTGGGGTTGTTTTAACTGGTGCTTCGTAAAGTGCTGCTCTATTGATTTTTAAAAGGGCCATCCTTCATTCCATCGAGTGTGTCAAAGAGTTTATCAAAAGATTTGAGTCTGTCAATACTACACATTAATTCAGCAATTCCTTGATTAACTACTGGTCGCTCATTACGGGCAGCATATGCTAAGGCATTACGCAATGATGCTTGTGCTTCGTCTAGTGATTCTTCTACTTGTTTAGATAATGCCATCAGTCACTTGCTCTCCATTGTCCAATTTGTGTGCGATTAGTTTGAAACTCTTCCACCATCGTAAGAATTTTATGTGCTTTATCTCTGGCAGAATCTTCATTCCATTCTGAAGTATTCTCACTCCAAAGATACCACATTTCCTCTATAATAGAATCGATAAGTTTGTCGTAATGAGTCATTGAATGACCTCCAGTTTGCGCTTCAGTGCCTGCTTACGTGCCTTCGCTTGACGCATCGCCTGAGGTTTCAGGGTGCGTTTGGCATCCTTTTTAGAGTGGTGCTGCCAGTTGGGCGTGGTCATCGGTCTGTTGCGTGTCCTAGCACTATATAGCATTTTTACTACCTCGTCAAGGACCATGCTATAAGAAATTTTTATCAAACAATGAATGGCGTGAAATTTGGATTATCTTTCTCCAAATATAATTTAATGTTTATATTATCTTTATTTTCCCATTTATATTTGAATACTACCGCATCAAAATCTTCTTTATTTAAAAATTGTTTAGTTTCATCGTATGTTTCCGCTTTAATAATCTTTCTCTGCCTTATACTTTCTAGATGAGATAACGACTCTTCTTTACCAACAATAACATATTCCAACGCAATATAATCGCTGTAATTACTGTTCGTTACATACTGCATTCCCAATCCATAATCCGTTGGCAATTCTCTCAAGACATCCAACACATTTAAAAACTTTTTATATTCTTTATATTTTTGATAGTCACTTTGCATAAACATAAAGATTGGAGTAACAAATCCTATTTTTACGATTAAACCAGAAAAACTCATACCGACATATTCAATATCAAATAAATCAGTATCGCGTCTAATACTAAAGAGAAAATCTTGTGTTGTTTTAGGTAAATTAAAAACGTCAAAAATATCTGTTAATAAATTATCATCTAGCATCGGAATATTTCCGCTAGTTATAGCAAAATAATATCCTTCTATTAGTTTAGATTCTCCTTTGTATGCTACACCAAAAGTAGAATCTACGTTAAAAATGCCCTTAGGAAAATAATGAAACATTTTCCTAAGTAATTCAATATTCTTTTTTATTCTTTCGTCTGGAAAATAATCGACAGAAGAATATCTATAAGCTTTTCCAGATGAAACGATACTTCTTTTTTTTAAATCATATTCTTTAGCTGAAGAAGAATAAAAATTAGAGACACAGTGATTTATTTTTATCTGTGTGCTAGTATCAATTACTTTTTCAAATGCCAAATACAAATTATTAAAATCTTCAAATGTTAATTTGATATTATTTTCATCAAAAATTTTAACAAGTTGTGTCATATCACGTTTCAAATATTTAAATTTCATATTTACTTATTCGTTAGACATTACTAATTGAAGATCTGGAGAAACAACATTTGCGTAGATGTAAAAATGCTCTTCTCCTTCTAAAAGTTGAGATTTTCTGGGAAACCAATCTTCTAAGGCATTTATTGCTTGCTCACTAGTTGTAAAATAACAAAAAATTTCGCCAAATTGTTTTAACATATCATAAACATTAATGTCGCATTTACCATAGTAAAAATCCCAAACTTCTTCTACTTTTTCTATATCTGAACAATTCAATGGACCTTCTGCTCTCAAATGCATCACCACTTTTCCAGAATTTTTAGCTAATTGCTCCACCCAATCATATTTGTCAAAAACATCTACATTAATTTTCATTATAGTGCCCCCTCATCATTTTGAATATCGTTAATTAATTTCACAGCATCATATTCTACCACACTTCTCTTGTTAGATTCAATTAATTCATTGAGAATATCACCAATAGTAAAATTCAAATCATAACCTTGTAGTTGCGAATTAATAAGTTGTATTTTATCTTCCAATTTCGTCATTCCAACTTGCCACCAATTCTTTGGATTTTCGTCTTCAATTAGAATATCATCTCTGACCATTTGATCTGGTATTTCTTGTATTTGTGCTAGAGATTGCTCAATAGAAGACATATTAATATCAAATATAGGCAATCTTATGTCATTAAGAGCTCGCATTACTTCGCACTTTACTTGTACTTCTGCAAACTTTTTAACAATTTCTACTGGTGGATCATTTTGATACACAGAAATTATATCATCAATGACTTTTTTGGGAAAATTACTTTGTGATGCAACATATCTAATTTCATCCATCAACACACACAATTCTGAAGCAGGATTAGGACTAACTGGAATTGTAATAGAAGAATAATCTCTCATCTTCCATGCTTCTTGGTCAGTTATATCTCTCCATTCCTGTCTATAATTAGACCAATTTTCTTTATCTTCTTCAGTAGCAAATTTATAATCACCTAAAAACATGTAATCAGTTTCTTTTAAAATTTTATCTCTAGCTTGAAGTAAATTATACTCAATATACGAAAGATCATTTATTTTTTGAATAATTTCATCATATAATCCCTCAACCTTTTCAATTCTTTTTTTGGAGTAAAATTGCAAAAATATATTGAAAACTTCTGTAACTTGCTCTGTTGTCGCAGCATCAAATTTATATACTTTTTGCTCGACCTCTCTATTAGTATAATTAAAGACTTCTTTAACACGCTCACAATAAAAAGACTTATCACTAAATGCAACAAATCTAAGAATTCTATCTTTATCCGTGTGCCAATATTCAGGAAGCAAAGAAGTTACTTCCCCATAATCAGATTCAGTTAAATCTAAACTAAATCCTCTATAATTTATACTTTGACGTGGAATATGAGCCGTATAAAATTTAGGCTCTAAGTTAACAGTCAACAAACGTGTAACTTCGGTCATTTTACTTTGAATCCTTATTTTTTATTTATTAGTAAGCTTTAATTAAATATTTAAGTCTAAAATATGGTTGCAATATAGGACATGATTCATTATTTCTTAAATAAAATGACATAGCACCATTAAACAGTGCTCTAGATTGATTGGTCATTGTAATATCAACAGATGATAATGTTATACCCAACGAAACTGGATTTGCATTATCTTGATTCAAACGCACAATTTGGGAAACACTATCAGATGCTCCCGTAGATCCAATACCACTTCCATGATTTGCTGTATATCCATCTCCTGCCGCCGCTGGTTGTAAACTTACGCTATGTGAGTGTACACTTCCAGCAACATCATCTGGAATGTTTGCTGGTCCTGGTAAAACATTTCCGCCAGCTTCTCTAATTCCATAAAATTGAGGACTAATTGTTCCAGCTCTACATCCACCAGCATGTGCTTCTAATCTAATACCTCCAGCTACAACAGCGCCATGTCCATGTGGAGGCGGTGATGTCATAAATCCAGCAAGCATTGGTCCTACTCTATAAGTAAATTGTCCAGAGAAAGTAGTAGATGTTTGTGCGCTACAGTCAGTAAAACCAGTAGTATTAAAGGATCCCAAAGTAAATGTAGAGGCATTAGATACTCCAGCAGTGCCATCTGGCAATCCAGATACGCCTGGAGATCCTGGGGGTAATTGTGCAGACCTATCATAAGTATAAACACCACCTATAGATCCAACTACATTTTTATCACCACCTGAAGCACCATTAGCAGCAAATAAAGGTGTAATAGAAACAGACCCAGAATTATTATCAACATTACCTGTTCCCATCAATTTTTTGCCGTAAAGATTTGGCATACGGAAGGCAGTCGCGCTAACAGGACTACTAAAAGCATCTCCAATTATAGCATACAATGCTGGAAATTCTGATTTTAATAACCACTGTCCTCTCATTTCTAAATATCCTGGGAATCTGTCTTGAGACCAACTAGGCACTCTTAAAGTTCCAGAAACCCACGCTGGTTGTGTTGAAGCATTTACCGAAGAAGTATAATTCGTGCCCCCTGCTGCATCACCAGAATTTGCTACAGCCCACTGATTATTATCATCCGTAGTAGCAGAAGTATTGTTAATATATCCAGGTGGTTTTGGCACACATATTACTGTGCCAAGTGCTGATCCAGTTTTTTGTGTTTCTTTAGAATAAAAAATTGGAACGAAAGCAGCAGAAACTACACTCAATGTCACTTCAGCAGTATTAAAAGGTGAAGTAACAGAAACAACAAAATTTGTATTATTTCTACTATACTCTTGTTGTGTGCATTGTGTGAGGGTTACTGTGCAACGATATCGATAATTATTTGAAGCGGGCGTAATTGATGATATTGAAAGTGTAGATGCAGTTTCTCCTGATAAGTTTGCCCAACTAGATCCACTATCTGTGCTTCGTTGCCACTGATAAGATGGAACACCACCAGTAAATGTGGGATTTAAATCTAGTGTAAATGGACTACCAGAAGACACAATTTTAGTTGCTGCATCTGCAAAATATGTAAATCTTCTATTAACTGTTATAGTGCATGAAATACTATAAACATCAACGGGAACTCCAACAGCAGATATTTTACATCTTATTATAGCACCATTGTCAGTAATTCTATCAAAAGGAAGCGGGACATATCTATCCGCATTTGATGGTGCTCCTAAATATCCAGCAGCTAAATTAGAAAAATCTGCATCACCAACTCGTTTAATTTGCCATTGATATGTTGGAGACACACCAATAGTAGAGTTTGCTGCAACTTGGAAAGCATATTCATTAATTGCTCCTTCTAAAAATGTTCTCGTAGAAGGAGTATTTAACGTTATATTGATTGCAACTCGTTGAACTTCCAACCTGGCAACGTTACTATATGCTATAGTTCCACCAAAACTAGTTAATTTACAACGATAATAACCATCATCCAAAATTAGTAAACTTGGAAAAGCTAATGTATTAAAAGTTGCTCCAGAAACATTAGACCACGTTGCAGAAGATGGAGAAGCAGGATTGTAATTCGTACTCTTTTCCCATTGATAAGAAATTGCTCCTAAACTTAACGATTGTGCAGATATGGTCCAAGATGCAGATTCATATTCTTTCAAATAATAATCATTTAAACTACTAATACTTGTGAAACTATCTACTAAAAATCCTAATTGTGCAGTCACACTAGTAATAGAAAATAATTGATCTGGAACACTAACAACACATCTATAAAATTTTCTAGCAATGGAAGTAGTTGCAGAAGAAATGACTAATAAGTTTGTTTGTGTATTGCTATAAGGAGCAGATTCTGGGACATTTATCCATCCAGTAGAGGTGTTTGAAGTATTATATTGCCACTGATAAGATATAGTAGAACCGCTGGTGGGAATAGCATTAATACCAAAAGAAGCAGTTTGATTATTGAATACAATAGAATCAGCTGGTTGTCCAGTAATAATAGCAGTTCGATAAACCGTTAACGTTATGGCGTCAGAATAATATGGGGTTAAAACTTTGTTACCGCTAGACAAAGTATATAAAGCACTTGACGTTACTTTTAACCTGTATTGTGATTGGTTATCCGTATCTCTTCGTAGAGGAGGAGTAATATATCCAATGTCGAGAAAATCTTCTGGTAAAACGTCTGGTGTCGCAGTATAATCACTAGTTTCATCAGGAAGGATTCTAGAGACAGGCGCTCCAATATCAGACCATGTTGTTTCACCTGGATTTTTTCGTTGAAAAATAATAGTTACATCACCATTTAATCCAAGATTTCTAGAAACATCTATTTGTGCGGTTAATTCAACTGTGCGAATAGGATCCTGAAATGTATTTCTATTTGATATATTTCCATATCTATCTTCAACCGAAGATACTGTAGTAGATGGAATAACTATAGGTTCCTGTATATCAAACATTTCAATAAAATATGGATTACTGGTAACTGATGTTTCTCCAACAGATCCAGTAATTACAGCTCTAACGCCAAAATCTTCAAAATAAATTAATCTATCTATTTCCAACACATCGGAAGTAGATGTGGTGCCTGGTTTTAATCTAAACCAATATTTTCCTAGTGCATCATCAACATCATACCATTGAGATGTGCCAGTGTTAACTTGCCACGCATAAAATACTGATTGCCCTGCTGTACTAAAAGCACTTACCTGAAATTTTGCTTGTCCTGTATTAGGTATTGATGTTGCGTGACATTGCACTTGAGTGCTATCGGTAGAAAGAGTGCCAGGATGATATAGTATTGAAATAACTGGATTTACATAAATTGTAGTAGCATCTAGTGTAATTGGAGTATTAGAAGCCCCAGTATAAGTAAATCTTACCCTATATTGATATAAATTTTTATCAAAAGAAATATTTGATAATGTTAAAATACTTCTTCTAGCATATGAAGCTTGATTTTCTAATAAAATACTTGTAGTTGCAATTGTTTGATTATCTGTTCCAGATGTAATTGTAGTCCAAGTACTACCATTATTAGTACTTCTTTGCCACTCCACACCTATGTTATTAACATTTGCAACATTAGTTACATCAACATTCAATAATGATGCTGTTGCTTGCAATACAACTGTCCCACCCACCGCAGAACTATATGTTTGATTGTATTGGTCTAAAACAATAATCAATGGAGCCGCAGTTACGACAACAATTCTTACTCCAATAGCAGAAACTTCATTACTATAAACTGTTTCAGTGCCATTTGATATAGCAACTCGCCAATAATACCCAGATTGGTTAGATGTTAGATTACTCGTTTGAAAAGTAGCAGAAGTATTATTAAATAATCCAGACGTAGTATATGTAACACCATTGTCAAAAGAAACTTGCCATTCATAACTTAATGGTAGACTATTTGTTTCTTGTGCAACTACTGTAAATGTTACACTTTGACCAGAACTAATAACAATAGTGTTATTAGTTTCTGGTGGAAATGGTGGTGTTAGTGAATTAATTACAATAGCCATTGTTTTTTAAAATTTTATTAGAAATTCGCATAATATAAATTTTGGTGCAATATCGTCCATTTTAAAAGTATTTCTTACATTTACATTAACGGTTGTTATCAGTCCAGCCGCAGAAACATTCACGCTACTTACAGATCCAGTTGGATTTGGAACTGAAGTAATAGTAGGAAATAATGTGCCATGTCTATGACTAGTGCCAGCATCTGTTCCTTCTTCAAGTAGAGTTAAAGTATTGTGCTGAAGACCAAAACTTTCGTCTGCTACACAAGTTCTTTGATTTGTTCTACTACAAATATAAACTCTTCTCCAAGTTGCAAATGATAGTCCGTCTGGTCTGTAATTTATTCTAGAGGAAAGAAAATGACTAACTTGGTGTCCATGTGCTAAGCATTGTGATGCACCTACTTCTGATGCGTCTGAATTTGATGGTCCTGTTGCCGCAACATTACCAGTAAAATTTAAATTTCTACCTGGAACTCTAAAAGATCCACTGTAAGTAAATTCTACACTACTTTCTCTTGCTTCTAAAGTTACTCCAACCCCAGCTTTCTGGACTGTAAGATTGGAAGCAGGATTTATTATTGTGGTGTTTTCATAAGCGCCACTATTCTGACCAGATGAAATATATTTTGACCCCAAATCAGGAAGCTGAATCGTACCACCTGTGCCATTTTCATTAGGATCTTGCAAAACTGTCCCTGGTTTTTTGTAAATACACTCTCCACCGACACCAATAACTCTCGCAAGATTAGGATATTCATTAGCAGATAAAATTTGACCCCTGCATCTTAAAAATCCTGCAGGAATATTATTTTTATATTCGTCATCTAAAGGAGATGTGCTGTTTAAATCTCGGAAAAAAGGGTAAATTGTGCCACAAGGACCACCATATTTTCCTTTCTCGAATGAATAATACGCCATAAGATTTAATAAGCGCGAATAATAAACATCATACTTAAATTTGCGGTGCCACTATTCATATTTATTCTAGCAAAGTCCCTTCCAGGCGTGTTGTCTATGGCAACAGTGTTTATCTGAACATCATTAACTGTTCCTGGATTGATAACACGTATTCTACTAGTAAATGTATGTGTTACAGTGCCATGATTATGTCCGTTAATTTGAGAAAAATTTACTTCTGTATTACTCAAACTAGTAGCAAATCTTATCTGTCCATTTCTATTGGAAAACATATCTCCAGCACTACAACCATCACCAGCATCCACACCAGTAGCTAATAATTGATTTCCCTCACGAGGTAATTGCACAACATTTCCACCCCCACAAACAAAATTTTGATCTCCTGGCAAAGGAGGATCGTTTACAGATCTAGAAACCGTTGCACCAGTTCCTTCTAATCTACATGCACCATCATCAAACCAAGATCCTGGATTAATACTTGCCGCAGTACTTCTTCTTTCGTATGATGGAGATTCTGTGCTAGACTCATAACTATGTCCATGTCTAGGCACATGCACGTCGCTCAATTTTCTATCATTAATAGAAATTGTAGTTTGAAAATCACCCGCACTTAATTCCAATCCTGTATGCACAGCAACTAATGGTGGCATAGTTCCCATTACGCCCACTACATCAATAGTTGATGGATGATCTTGTTGTATAGACGAAGATTGATTGCCATTATCGGCACCACCAACATGAGTCCAAAAAGTATTGCTTGTTATCGGAATAGATCCAGTTGGATTGGGATTGTGGGCAGCACCTCTAACCGAAGAATCTAACCAATAGTAATGACCTCTAAAAATATCAACCATTGCTTTTGGTGTATTATTCAAATTAGGAATAGCAAATGTAGAATTTGCTGTTCCTCCATATGCGTTTCCTATCGTTTGATATAATAAAGGATATCTAGCTGTCTCAAAAGTGGTGCCACTACATTGTATCCATCCCCTAGGAATAGAATCTTGTTGACCTGTCCATGGAAGAATTGCACCAATTGGCAATCCTTTCATAGACTTTACTGTATTATAATTTGCAGCATCTTTATATGCCATAAATTAAATCTCCATTAGATACCAACCTTGTTGGTCGGAAGGAATGCCATTTCCATCACCATCAGTATCACCAGAGTAAATTAATCCAAATCCAGCATTTGGTGTATTGACAATCAATTCACCACCTGCATATGCACTACCAAGTCCACCTAAATTACTGCCAGTTGAGCTATTTTGTAATCTAACACCTGCTGGAGCTCTAATAATCAGATTAATTGCAAAATTCAATACGCCACCAACATCAACAATTCTAACAATATCTCCAGTTATAGCATTTGAAGGTAATCTAAGGACTAGGTTAGATGATGGTCTTACTAGATACTGTAAATTTGGTTTTAAATTATATGCAGTAGAATCGGTGTTTCCTTGTGTAGAAACAAAGACTGTCTTTCTACCACCATTGATATTATAGAAATTATTTTCACCAAATGCATCGATTGACGCATCTTGCTTAATTCTGAATGGTTTAGCACCACTAACACCTAACCCGTTTACTGATAAAGTATTTACTCCAGCAGAAGGAGAAGCAGTAGAATTTCCATTTACAGTGAGATATCTGCCAACAAAAGTATCACCAGTTTGAGCATCAACCGTAAATCTAGAAGTAAATACATTAGTTACTGTTTCGGCGTTACTAGAATTTGCTAGTGTGCCAACCGCAAAATCATCTCCTGCTCTTAAAGTACCAGCAATCTTAGTATTTCCAGTATCACCCAATACTTCAAGTGCTAGATTTACAGCTCCATCAACTCTACCTTTATCAAAATTACCAGAAGTATAGAAAGAATCTTTATAAATTTTAAAATCTGCACCATCATACAATTTAGTATCTCCACTAGCAGACTCGACAAAGAATTTAGGAATAGATCCATTGGTGATTACAAAATATTGTCTTCCTGGAGTAGATGTTGTGGTGTTACCACTTAATTCAATAGAGTTATGTACTTTTAAATTTCCTCCTCCAGATTGAGATATCGCAGGTCCAACAGATGTGCTGGATGGTGCTTGATAATAATCTGCTAATGCAAGGTCATTTGCTGGATTTTCACTATTTTGACTGGTATCATAACCAATAATAACATCTCCAATAATTTGAGTATTTCCTGTAGTGGAAATAGTTTTGAGCATTTGTAAAGGATTCTTTGGCAACACTGTTGTGCCAAAATCACCATTATTAATAACAAATGCTTGAGCATCGGAAGTATTAATCTGACTAATTCTCACATATTCTTCATTTTGAAGTCCCTTATTAATTCTTAGTAAATCACCTAAACGTAAAGTACCAGAGAATTCAGCAATATTAACGGTAGTTGCTGTAGCAAGTACTGGATTTGGGAAAATATATGAGGCATTTTCTTGTTTTACTAAACGATATAACCTCTCTCCATCTGGATGTGAAGTTCTAGCAGTACCGTCTTGTGCTCTCTCAACTCTTACAGTATAAGTAGTTGGAGAATCTGGATTGAATGAAGTTGGGAAAGAAACAGTTTTAACAATTTCCGTGCCAATCAAATATAGTTGGTTAATTGCAATTCCTCTTGGATTGTTAATAGGTAACGTCCAAGTGCCATCTGTATTTAAGAAGCTATTATCTCCCCAAGGTAAATCACCAGCAGTATCTACAAATGTTTGTGATAATCCAATTCTAGCTGTGCCAGCATTTGTAGCGCCACCAATTAAACCAATTGTTATTAAACCACCAGAATTATTTTGTAATGTAAACCCTGCAAGATCTCTTTCTCTTACATAGTAGACAGTATTTACAGAAACTCCAGACAAGTTTCCAACATCTATAAATCTAACAGCATCATTTTGACTAAACCAATGACCTTCTACCAACAACTTATTGCTAGTAACTGTCTGGACATTTGCAGCACCATCAACACTATCACTTACTGAATAATAATCAATGTTTAGATTTGCAAGACTACCAGTAGCTTGATTAAATCCAATTCCAGTGGTAACGCTACCAGTTGCACTAGTTGTTGTAACATTGCTGCCAGTATTTGAATAAGTAAATGTAGTGCTATCAACTACAGTAATAGAAACTGTATTAACCGTAGCAAAACTATCAAAACTACATCTTACTGAAACAAGATTTCCAGTAGCTAAATTATGTGGATTTACAGTAACTATTGTTGCTACATTAGCATTTCTAGCAACAGAGAAAATCCTGATAGAACCCAAGACATTTCTATCTACCCCAACACTAGAATTTCTAAAACCACCATTCTGTGTAACATCAGATTCAAAAAATGCTGCTCCAGCAACTTTAATACCATGTCTGATATTAGTAAATCCAGCAACACCACCGAGATTCAAATTACCAACTGAAGATCCAATAGAAAGAGTATTTAATCCTTCAGTAAATATACTAAATTCACCAGTAGTAGATGTTGTATTGATTATTCCACCATTAATTGTTAAAATACCATCTAAAACTGTTTGATAGTTTTTAACTCTAAATCTACTTGATGCTCTATTTTCAAAAGCACCACCCAAAGTTATTAAGGAAGAAGTAGTATTTGGAGTATTAGGTACTGTGCCAAGATTTATTACAGAATCAGTAGAATTTGTATGAATATTTAATCTTGTTTGTCCAGTAGCTGCTGTGGCAATATTGATTGTTTGACTACTTGCTGCATTTCCAACATTGATAGTCTGAGAAGAAGTAGTTAGATTGCCAAGATTAATAGTAGTAGCATATCCAGATAAAGTTAAATTAGAAGTTCCAGATTGATTTGCGATAGAAAATGCGCCAGATGTTGATCTAATATCTCCACCATTTACATCAATATCACTTTGGAAAGTAAAGTCACCTGTAATTCTAGCATCACCAGAAACAACTAAGTTTTTATCTAAAGCACCATCACCAACATTAATACCAATTCTTCCCCCGCCAAGATCAGCAGTTGCGCCTGGAGAAGGAAGTGGCACCGTAGAAATTCTGAATGTAGCTGTTGTATCTGGATTTGCACTATCTCCACCAACAATAAATGCCTTATTAGTATTAGAGAAAGTTGCTAAATCAGTAAAGTTATTTTGTAACTTACCACTAATAAAAGCATTACCAACTACATCTAAATTGGCTCTAGGATCGGTAGAAGTAGTAACATATCCAACATTCCAATCGGTAGAATTAGCTCTAGCAACAGTATTAATTCCTAGTCTATAATCGCCATATTGAGATGTTCTGGTTCTAATTGATTCAGATCCAATTACACCTACTTCTTTCCATTGGGAATCAGATCTAGCGATTTCAATAGTTGGTTGGACTATAGATACAACAGAATAAACATATGGAGGAGATCCAATTAGAGTTGCTTCAGATGCTCTAGTCGTTAATAGATACACATAACTATTAGAAGCATTATACTCATACCCCTCGGTAGGATTATTATAAACAGTATGGACTCCATTCAATACTGCCAATCTATCAATTGCACCAGTAATACGTATTTGCGTATTTGTGGTGATTCCCAAAGACGCACCTGGATTAGTCGTGCTAAAATTAACTTTTCCAACTTGGAAAATTAATTTAATGATATTAAGATTAGGATAAAATTGTATTCCAGTGATATCAATGCTAGATTCTTGTCCAGCAGCTGCATTTAGTCTATACGCAGAGAATGTATTAGCATATACCCATCCCAAAGATCCAGAATATCCAACTTCAGCACCTTTAAGAACTACATCTCCCGAAAGAGGGACGCTAGATCCAAATTGCAATGTTTGGTTAGAATTGATTCTTGCTCTCAATCCAGAAGTATCTTGATTCGGAGTATTGTTATTAATTGCTGTGCGGAATGAATAACGCTGGGTGCCGCGTGTATTCATATCAAAAATAGCAGCTCTTACTCTATTCTTATCAATGATAATATCGCCAGCTTTTGTCGTATCAATTAATGGATCATCATCGCCAGGCAATAATGCTTGTCTATTACCAGGACGTGATACAACCCTCAATGATGGAGGAGTCATTATACCATTAAATTCAGGATCAACATTAACTTCTACAGGAGAGTTAAAGAAGTTTTTAAGATTTGGTGGAGCATTAAGAGTAATAATATTCTCAAATGTTACGGGATCTTCAAATACCGTAACGAGACTTCCTAGATCACCAGCATCTGCCTCTTCTTCTTCAAGAATAATAGGCTCTACAAATGATTCTTCACCAGTAATAGCATTAATCTTCTTGTTACCAATATACAACTCACCGTTAGAGTTAATACCAGTGTAGAATACAATACCAGCGTCTTGCTTCTTCGCCTGTGCGTAGAAGTCTTGTACCGAAGTAAGAATAACAGTCTGTCTTGCTGGGAAACCAGTTGAGTAGTTACCAGGACCGAAACCTAGATATTCAAACGTGTGGTTACCAGCACGAGCAATCGATGGTCTACGAAGCTCAACATACAATCTTTGCTCTAATGGGTATGCAGAATCACCAGCAATAGGTATTAATCTTTCTTCTGCACCAGATGCTGCTGCACCAGGAAGAGCTTTAAGCACATTATTACCAGTAAACGTATAATTACCAGATCCAGGATCCTGAGTAAAATCTAATACTGCTTCTTTAGTTAATGAATTTTTAGCATCATTAATCGAAACAGATCCATGAACGTAATTATCTGCCGCACAAACAGATGCTGGTGGGTCTACGATTTGAATATTCTGATTTCCACCTAATTCATCAGCTCCATCATATTGGAAGAGAAGAGGATCATTTTTATATGCAAGAGGATATAATCTAGATACTGGTTGACTAAACTTAAAGTTTCTAAAGTTTGTGCCGACGCCCGCGCCCGTTGGATATGGAGAAATATCACCACGAATAGCTGTTAGATAATATACACCATCTTGCTGACGCGGAATTCTTCTTTGAATTTCATCAATTTTATAGATGTAATATGATTGCTCCAAATCTTCAACATCTTCGACGCTCATGACTCTATATTGTCTAGCAGCATCATCAGTAATAATATCGCCAGGAGTTACAGTATAAACATTAGATGCTTCTACGCCATATAGATATTCAGACTTATCTTCTTTACCGAAGTTTGGTCTGGATATTAATTCTGCAGTTACATCTGCTTGACCAGAAATTGTTTGACGGAAGAAAGTTTGTGTTTTTTCATCAAAATCAATTTCTCCCTCAACATCCTTGAGAATAAGATAGTTAAATGTTTCTGTTCCACCTTCAACTGGTTCTGTGCCAAACCAAGAATGCACAATAGCTGATCCAGTGTATTCACCATACCAATCAATTCTACTATTTGTCAAAAATTCTCCATTGCCACCTTGAGGTTGAGCAACTTTAACAGTGACAAATCTTTTTGCTTTCAGTGACTCTAAATCTAGTCCATGGTCAAATACCACCATTTCTAGATAATCACCAGTTACAATTTTTGCAGATTGAATAGTAAAAGAAATATTAGAAGAAGTGCTGGTGCCAGCAATTCTCTTTCTATTCGTTGGATTGTAAGGATCGTATGTTACCGCTGCTTGAGATGAAGTGGCGGGCAATCCAAGTCTCTTAGGATTCTGCACTCCAGTTTCAAAGAAAGTAGCAGTCTTAGGATCATTTTGTGCAACAGGCTTGAGAAGAAGTCTTTGTGGTAAAAGTTTTCTTGTCTCGTCCGTTCTAATCTTCATTACAATTCCATTAATAGGATCTCTAACATCATCACGATAGTTAGGAATCACATAACGGAAACGATATACCTTATCTGACTTATCTCTAGCATCATCTGCTCTATAGAAGAATGAATCAGGCGTCTTTTCTGGTTTATTTGCATAAGAAGATCCAAGATTAGGATCATTTAGTGTCAAACGAGCGTAAATTTCATTAGTGGAAAGAAGAGTCTTGATAAACCAACCAGACTGTAATGGATCATATCCAAATGGGCTTCTCTTTCTGTTTGCAAATACTTGGAAAGAATATGTGAATGGGAAATTGAACTGCAATGCGTTTTGTCTATTAATTGCATCGCTTTCAGTTAGATAAATTGAGAATTGATTATTTGTGGTATATGTGGCAGGACGACCAACATAAAAAGTTCTATTAATTTCTAATCTGCCACCACTTGTCTTCGCAGGTAAAGTATTTAATGCCGCACCAATCGCTTGACCATTAACAAGATTTTCTTCTAATGGATAGAAGAATACTTTTTGCACTTGGACACCAGCAATGCCAGTGTCAAATACATGATTTGTGCTGGTTTGGAATACTCTCGATGAAACCAATGAGCAAGTATAACGATGCAAATCGTAATTTACATCTGTCAAATACTGATGAACTTCAATCTGCACATCTGGGTCCAACCCATTTGTTTCGGAAGAATAAATGTAGTTACCCGCAGTTGCATTTTCTCTAGAAGTAGCAAGCATGAATACTTGTCCATCATTAAACTGAGAAGTAGCACCTCCAGCAGAATAATCAAACGGAGCAGTTATTTTACCAGGAGCAATTACATAATAAACTTTATTGCTTTCAAAACCTTTTGGTAGTCTAATTAGTCTCTTGTCAACATTAACTGGTCTACCAGTAGTGCTATCAACTCTTGCTCTTGCAACCAATCTAACTGGAGTAGCAGTTTCTAAGTTGTGTGGGTTAGCACCAGCGACACGGAATAATGTTGCTCTCTGTGCGAACGAAGAAGTATTAACCAACTGAGAAACTAATGGCTCTGCATCTGCACCATTGCGAATAATGCTTTCAATAACACGCATCTTCTCAATGATAGCATCCTTAGTGCCAGCACACTTGTTAGTTGGAGTTGTAGTATCGTTGATAATACTATTATCTCTTTGTGGTCTTTGTCTTTCTACATACTCACTGCTTCCAAAAGTTTTTGGTGGAAGAGCAGTTGTATTTGTGAGAGCACCTAGAAGAATATCAAATTCTGTTGCAATTGCATAAGCAACATCAGCACAAACAGGCACGCCAGCGGTGGTAGTGTCAATCGAGTTATCTACAGAATAATTTAATAAAGTATTTGAATTCTTAACATATAGAGGATCAGTGGATGTGCCATCACCAGTTCTCCAATTACGCATAGCAAGAATAGCAAGATCTCTTGCTTTCTTATATGCATAAACACTCATATCCAATTCACCAACTAAAGACTCAGCACCAGCATTATATCTGAGAGGTGGATATTGATAATTACCATTTTGTAATTTAGTAAGAATAATACCAAACAACGAATCTATAGTATTTCTTACATCTAAACAAGAATTAGGATTATCATTTGGAATATTTGGACCAGCAACACCAATTTGAGCAGGACCAGGAGAAATATCAAAATCTCTTACATTCAACTGATTAGTAACTGCTTTGAAGCAAAGGTCTCTAGCTGCACTAAATGCAGTAACTGATTGCGAAATTTCTCCAGCAAGACCATTAGTGATAAGAGTATTGCCAGTGCTATCAAAATAGAATTTAGTCGCAGTAATAATATTATTATTGCCACCAAGAGCAAGGTCATCTGCGATAGCATCAACAATATAACCAATATCTCTCTTACATTTTGCTTGGAATTCTGGTGCGCTTCCATAATTAATAGTTGGAAGTGCTGGGTTTTGCGTAGTTGCAGTTACAAGATCACCCTGACGAATTCTTGCAAAGATAATATTGCCAAGAGTATCTAGAGTTTGCTGGACATTAGTGCAGGACTGCAAATCGGTGTTGTTAGCAGTATTACCTGGAGTGCCAAATACGCTAACTCCAGACTCAGGAGTATTTGGAGCGGGGTCACCAGTAAGCGATAAATCTTTTACTGTTAGTTGATTTGTAATTGCTCTCTTCATTTGAGCAATTGCTGCATTGTATGCAAAAATAGATTGCGTTTCTTCTCCTTGAAGACCACCAGTAATCCATGCTTGCTCCACAGTAGATACAGTAACAACAATATTATCAACTAAATCTACACCACCAATAGCAGATCCTGGAATAGTAATTGTGTTACCAACTGCATACTTGTATCCCCCAGTAGCAATTGTAATACTACCAATAGCACCAGTAGAATTCCTATTTACATTAAATGTGGCTCCAATACCACTACCATTTGTAGTAGTTGCAATACCACTATAAACTCTATTTGCTCTATTTGCAAGAGTAGTGCCAGCAGTATTTGTAAATGTCAATACTTTACCATTTACTTTATCCGCAACAAAATATTGACGAATAAAATCAATAGAATAAGAATTTCCTAGCGTAGTTAAATCTGTAGAAACTGCGTCAATGAAATATCCAATATCACGCTTACACTTATTCTCTAAATCAGTTGGTTGTGGATTTGGAAGACCATTTGTAACAAGAGCATTATATGCGTTATTAATAATTTCAGCACGATTTTGCTGAATTAAACGATAAGAATCTTTATATCTTGAAAATACATTTGTTTGTGCATCTCCGCCGTTGGTAAACCCACTTCCACCATAATAAAAATCAGGATAATCAATAGCAAGTTTTGCAGCTGCTTTATCGACAATTTCTCTTCTATTAGCAAGAATAAGATTTTTAGCATCAAAATAACGAGAAGGAGCGCCAACATATGCTTCTGCAGCTTCAACAATTCCAGAATTGCCAAAGTTTCCAAGGTCTTTAATTACACCCTCAAGGACATACTTAATATCTCTCTTGCACTTAGTATCATTAGGAACTGTTACAGCAGGATATTGTGCTTTAGCAAGATTTAGTGCTTCTTCTGCAATAAATTCTTTATTAAGATTGATGAGAGTGCCAGCATCAAAGTTTCTACCAGAAGAAGTAGCAAACTTACCCTGTGTTAATTCAAAATTAAGTGTAACTCCACCTGCAGATGCACCAGTTGCAATAATTGTAGCAGTTGCATTTACATCTTCAGTATCATTTCTGTTACCTAATTTGAATTGTGTTGTACTAATAATTTCTCTTACATATGTCCCAGCAGGAATAGGATTAGTCTGTCCAGCAGCAACTGTTGCTGTAACAGACATACCCTCGACAATACCAATTGTGGTGATACCCGCAGGGACAGTTACTGTTGCCTGATTAATAAAAGTAGAGCAATTATTAATATAGAAATTCCAATTACGCATTGCTCCAATGGCAAGACTTCTAGCGTAGTTGAAAGCATCTAATGTCTCTTCTTTTTCACTTTCAATATAATCTAGATTATTACCAGTGTAATATGCCTGAGCAGCCTGTACAGCATTGACATTACCACCAACGCGAAGGTCATTTGCAACTGCTTCTAGAATATACCCAACGTCTCTTCTGCACTTGTTAATGCTAATGTCTCTGGTTAGAAGATATGGATACTTACGAGTAATATATCCGTATGTTTCAGATGCAATAAAGTCTCTATTGAGGTCAATTAAGTTTGCTGCATCCTGGTCATTATTAGATACTCCAGTAGATACAGTTGGACTCAATGTTGACATTGCAACACTCCACTTTCTGTATCCAGCAGGAGCAATTTCGGCGCTGCGAATAGATCCAGTAAATCCTGTAGCAGAATCTAGTTTTACATAAATTTTGTCATGTGCTTTTGCACCAATTCTAAATCCACCAACAACAGTTGCTGGTTTGATGAGAGGATCTCCAGCAGTCTCATGTCCCAAGTAAAGTTTTGTAGTAATAGAACTAGTGCCGCCTGGACCATCAAAATTCTGTGCGTTACTATTTCTAGATTTAATTTGATTAAAAGTATAATACTGTAGTTTCTTGGTCGTAGTTGTTACTTTTTTCGGTGGGACAATGTGTGAAATATATCCACCTTGATCCTGAGCAAAGGAATATCCTTTGTAACCAATAGCATGTAGAGAGGTATTACCAAAGTTAGAGTTAGAGTTGGTGATCGACATGTCACCACCAGACTCCATCAAGAAGTGGTCAGCGAAACCTACAGCGAAGATCGAAACGTTCTGAATGAAAGCATCATTCGATGCCTTGACGTGGAAGTTTCTCCAATCATCTTTCCAATATGCATCACCTTTCGTGTGGTAAGGTGTGGTTGCAAACGCATCAGTTAGAGGCGCTTGATTCCATGTGTTGCTGAATTCGTCGTAGCGAATAAACGCTCTATCGTCTCTCTGTAGCGAAACACCCGTATATTGGGCGATAACCATCGACTTGAAACCACTTGCCTTGCTACCATCAGCGTGGATGCCGCAGATACCCCACGTAGAGCGGATAGAAACGTTGAAGACGTATGGTGAGGCAGATTCTACCGAGTCAACTTCTGCCTGTGTAATGGCGTTTGTATCGAGCGTAGGAGGCGTAATTGGTTGTCCGATTCTATCACCTAGACCAACAGCAGCTGCATTCTTACCTTCTACACGGTAACTGAATTCTTTGGGATCAGTGATGCTGATTCCTCTAACTGCAAATACACCAGTGAGAGGATCATTAGCGAGAGGAATAGCAGTTGTTGCTCCAGCTGGTAGAGTTGAGCGAAGATTACTTACAGCAACTGCTTGTCCTACATAATAACCATGATTCGTCTTTGTTTTAACAGTAACGTCAAGTGCAGTAGTGCCTACAACGTTATTAACTGTAATAGAATCAATACGAATAGCATCCTGCAGAGGACCAACGATTCTGTTTTCTTGTGGTCTTTGAGTGAATTCACCAGGATCATCAATTGTTGGTTGATATAAGGAGAATGCACGAGCAATCTTTCTGTAAAGAAGACCAAGATCTTCTCTGCTAGCGAATTCAAAGTTACAAATTTTGTGGTGCGAATAATATGGCACCTGAGTAATTGTAGAATTAGGTTGCGAATAAACCTTACCAATTCCTGCTTGAGCATCATATAATGGTGAATTTGGCTCTACATCACCATCAAGAATAGTAAACTGCCAGAAGTAACAACCACCAGTTACGTTGAATAGGGTGCAACGTGGAACATCTTTATCTGCAGGATCTGGAACATATAGAGGATGCAGGCGAGTTCTACGAAGGTCCATACCAACGAGAGATGTGCCTCTAGGAATGGTAGCACCACCGTTAGGACCATTAAACTTATAGAGAATATTGTTAGGATTTTTAAGGTCAACAATAGAATTGTCTTCCCATTCTTGTGTTGCCTGGTTGAATGCAAAAGGAACAATTTCCTCTGGATTCATGATACCAGGACGGTTATCAATATAGTGGTTGCCAGGCGACAACATAATTGTAAATTGGTCAAAACGATCATTCTCTTGACCAGGAACATACGAGTACCTAGCAACCTCTAGGAATGCTCTCTGAATTGTGAGGAAAGGACGGGTTGGGGAGTTGCCTCTATTGTCTAATGCATCAGAAGCATTAAAATCGTCAGGTGAAACATATAGATATCTTCCAGTTTTACTAGAAATTAA